TTCTAAATCTTCTTCTATATCAAAGTTTGTAACCTTGCCTGACTTCTCTAATTCTTCAATTGTAGATCCAAAATAAGAACCACTTATTCCAGCTTGAAATGAGCATTCAAATTCCTGTTCGTAACTTTCTGGCGACATAGATTGTTTTGCACCATCTAATTCGTCTTGAGCTATAATCTTAGTTTCCGAAGCTTTGAAAACAGCTGTGAACCAATCTTTATTCTTCTTAGCCTTTTCATGTAATTCGTAGAACCAATTTCTTCCCATTGGCGTACCGATAAATATTGCGAAACCTTTCCTGTCGGAGAGGCATGGTCTTAAAACAGTATCAAAGAGGTCTGGCGAAAGATTCTGTGTTTCGTCACAAACTATACCGTCAAAGTATTGACCTCTAATAGCAGCACTATTCTCACCACCTATAATCTGTATTCTGGAATTGTTTATAGGAAAGTCAACTCTAAGTTCAGACTCATTAAACTTAACACCTGGAATTGTGGCAGAAAATTGTTTCATATAGTCCCAAGCTGTACTTTTTCCCTGCATACGATATGGAGAGATGAAAGCGTATCTAGGATAGGGTTTACTGGACGTTAGAGCTGCTCTAATCAAGTGGTTGATAGCAAAGACGGTCTTACCCCCTCTCCTGTGAACTATTACTACATTGAAGCGGTTCGTATGGCATTTTTCATGCAAAAAATTTTGGATTTCTCTTGGTGCGTATGGAATTACAATTTGTTTCATATTTTAAAAAGCACCCCCCCTAATGTAAAGTTTTGTTTTGATCGAAATAATCATCTTCCAGGACAAACTGTTCTTTAATAAACAATGAAAAGTCTTCAGCATCAGCTTTATCTTTGAACCCTTCAAAGTGAGTAATAACTATTGGTTTTTTTGTTACTTTATTCTTGATTATAAAGATCGTTGTTTTTAAGAATTTATCATCCATGTGTTTATGCCTTGTATCAATATTATTTAAACAGGTAACTCCAAAAATGGGTGTACCCACTTTAAAACCCCCCCCTATTTACTAATTAGCTTTCATTTACCTGGCTTTTATTACTAGTGATAATAAACGGTTATCAATTGTAATCTTTCCGATAATAAATGATTATCGGAATGTTCGCTAAATGTTCTCCTTTTGTGATATTTTTGCAACAGTTTTTTCTTCGTATGTAATATATATATTTTTTATGTGTAAATAATACAGACATCTTATATATAACAACACTTTTAGAAGATTGTTTAGCAATAGATCAATACCAATTAAGGCTAAATTGTTCTTAAATAGTGTCAAGGTTTAGACCATGATATAGTTAATGGTTGGTTTTTATCTGAATTAATGCTTAAAACCTCCGCAGATTTACCATATCGTTTAGCGGAAAGTTTACTTGCACTCCATTGAGAGTTAAGAACCGTTATTTTATAAAGATTAACCATATTTTGAGCAGATTTTGGATCTAACTCACCACTTTCTATTTGTAATTCTATAGCTTTCCTTTTATCTTCAAGTTCTGATAATTTAAGATCAATAGCTAATTCTTTAGCCTTAATATATCTATTCATTAAAACATCATCATCTATTAAATAATTTCTAAAAGATTGCCAAGTAAAATCAACATCATCTCTACTAAATAATTCTCTAATAGTTAAACCATCAGCAATAAGGTTTAAAAGCTTGTCAGTTAGTTTTTCTGTTAATTTTTTTTTACGTCCTGCCATAATATTTTATTTAGGGTTACTGGCAGAGTTAGAAAGAAAGGGAAAGACTCCACCAGTAACAGTTATATAACTAATAGACCAAAGCAAGGGAGCTTAGTAGCCTTCAAATATTATAACACCATATATAGTAATTACAAATCAAAAGGTTTCTTTTTAGGCTTAAAACTTCTAGTCGTTAGTGTAATAGGGTTTTTCTTAAGTTTACCAGAGTGCATGAGATTATCTATTATTCTCATACAAGTGAACGAACCATACAAGCCATCATTTATAATTAAGTACATTTGCTCAAACGACAGCATCCCATTTTCAAAGTCTGATTGGATCAACTCATTTATTTCAATCTTCTCAGGGGGGGTATAATTGTTATTATAACTCTTTTGAAGTGGTTCATTATTATATAAATACTCATTCATCTTTAAATCCTTTTAACTTTTTAAATCCCTTACTACTATTGTTATTACTACTATTGTTATTACTCTTATAATGGTACCCAAATTTTACGTAGTCTGGTTGCGTAGATTTTGGGTAGTCAGGGTACGTAGATTTTGGGTAGTCTCTAGGTAGTTTCAATGTATATCTGTTAGCACTTGATAACCTTTGTATAACTATATAGCCAATATCTGAGAGTTCCTTTTTTGCCTTTTGCAGTGTGTTAATTGATATGCCTAATTTTAAACACAAATTTGAGTTTCTAAGGTTCCTATAATTAGCCGATAAGCTCTTTATATAACAAAATAGCACTTTTGCGTCATTTGATACCCTATTATCATAAAATAGAGCATTTGGGATCATAACAAACCCCTTTTTAAGTTTATTCATATTCCTTTATTTCCTTTCCTTGCTAGACCTCCTTATATACCCAAATTTTGTGTAGTCAATAAAGAACATTAAGAGAACAAATTAATTTAAATAATATGCTTTTATTACTTGCAATTATATACAAAGATAATACAAATAAGAGAATGAAAAATATAAATAAAACAAAGGAAAAAATGAAAGCTACAATTAAAAACTTTAATATTGATGATGTAATTTATTTTGACTCTAAAAATAAAATTACATTAAATAAAAAAACATACAAAGCAATCTATAATAGTAATAGTGATAATTATCAAAGTATAGCAGAAATTCACAACGTTGATATTGAAACTGTAAACAAGATAAAAAATGAAACTTTAAATTGTTCCTTTTCGCAATAGATCGAAAACCCCTTTTATAGGGGTTCTTAGGGTAAATCCCTAACTGATGAGATCAGAAACTAAAAGAAAGGTGACAATGAAAAAATATATATATTATGTTCTAGGGTTCACATTTGCAGTAAGTGTATTTGTAACTCTAATAATGATGATACTCCATCAATGGGCAACACAAGGAGGTATATAATGGGTGGTGGAATGGATTGGAAAAATACTTGGGATAAATATTTAACTGAAATTATAGATAAAATTAAAGTTAGATGGCTTAAAAAAGATAAGGATAAATTAAAAAAGCTAGAAACTAAAGCCGACCAATTACAAAAAGAAACAGACATTGCCAAAAAGATTTATTTTGATTTAAGGGATAAATTAGAAAATGTTGAAAATTCTATTTGTAAATTAAATAATAAATATACTTATCAAAAGAAGATTAAAGTTGATAATCCTTATTATGAACCAAATAAAAACAGGATCATATAATGAGTTTAGACTACATTAATAAAAAAAAAGATAATTATGTTAAAATTATTGACAGTTCATATAATACTGAAATGTTGGCAAGTAGTGTTTTTGTTTATTATAACATTAATGGAAAACGATCTCATTTACCATTGAATGAATTAATAAAACAATTTTTAAATTTAAAAAAGGGGAAGAAATGAGAAATAAATTTGGATTGCCTTTAATATTTGATTATGTAAAACTTACAGATGATCGGAGATTAAAGAACTTAGAGCATATGAAATATAATTGTCCTAAAGGGTGGGAAAGTCTTTGGAGCAAGAAACTAGACCAATTAAGAAAGAACATACATGACAGACAAAGAAAAACTCTTAACTGATATAGAGCTTGAAAAGCTAAAGATTGCCACCTTTAAAAACATAATAGAGGGATCTAGGTCTATCAATGGTGTTACTTGGAATAGAATCAAAAACTATAAAAGAAAGGATCAAATACAATGCTTGAAGCAATTATCACTATAGAGTTAGCTTTATGGATTTTTTATTATGCCACAAACTAAACTTAAATTATTAGACCTATTTAGTGGGTTAGGTGGATTTAGTTTAGGATTAGAATCTACAGGATTTTTTGAAACTATTGCATTCGTAGAGAAAGATGAATTTTGTCAAAAAGTTTTAAAGAAGAATTTTAAAAACATACCAATTGAAGGAGATATAAGAAATGTCAAAGGAGAAAAATACAGAGCAGATGTCGTTACTGGGGGATTCCCATGTCAACCATTCTCAGTTGCAGGAAAAAGAAAAGGAACAGATGACGACCGATACCTCTGGGATGAAACTATTAGAGTCGTTAGAGAATGTAAACCAAAGTGGTTCATTGGCGAAAATGTTGAAGGTCTTGTTAACATCCAAGACGGTATGGTACTCCGACAGGTGCAAAACGATTTGGAAAAAGAAGGTTTCGAAGTCCAATGTCTTATTATTCCAGCTTCAGGCATCGGTGCTTGGCATCAAAGAAAAAGAATTTGGATTATCGGATATAATGTATCCAACACCAACACAAGATTCGGCATCGGAGAGAACCAAGAAATACAAACAAGGGGGAACACCTCTACCTTTAGCAGTAAAGATGTTTCCAACACCTTCGGCAAGTTGTCAGATGGATGTAGTAGCACCACCAGAAACAGTAAAACAAAATTCAAAGGGATGGAGTGTAACCAGAGTTGGAACTGGAACGAAGTTCGGAGCAAAACTGAACGATGTAGTGAACAAGATAGAGAAGATGTATCCAACTCCAATGGCAAGAGATTACAAAGACGTAAGTTTCAACACCACCTGGAAATTGGGAAACAAAGCTCAACCAACGATGGCAAGAACAGTTCTGAAGAACAACAAACTTGGTGGCAAACTCAATCCGACCTTTGTGGAGTTCCTAATGGGGTATCCTATGGATTGGACAAAAATAGAGCCAACAGAATAAAATCTTTAGGAAATAGTATAGTGCCACAAATTGCAAGAGAACTTGGTTTAGCAATTATGGAAGCAGAAAATGAGTAAAACAAATATATACGGAGATTATAAAGTCTGTATTAAATGTAAAAATCATGCAGATGTAATAGAAGGAACTAAGAATTATTGCGTTGAATGTTGGTATTTACATATTAACGGAAAGAGTATTAAGGAAGCTGACCAGGAAATAAAAGAAGAAGAAAGATTTAAAGATAAAAAATGAATAAAATAAAAATATTACAAGGTAATTGTATAGATAAAATTAAAGAATTAGAAGATAATTCTATTGATTGCGTTGTATCATCACCGCCTTATTTTGGTTTAAGAGATTATGGAGTTGATGGACAATTTGGTTTAGAAAAAACATATCAAGATTATTTAGCCAATACAGTTAAAATTTTTAAAACATTTAAACCTAAATTAAAAGATAATGCTACTATTTGGTGGAATGTAGGAGATAGTTATTCAAGTGGTAAAAGAAAAACTACAATTAATCAATCTTTAAGAGGTAATAAAAATTATGGAGTAACAAGAACTCCAGTACAAGATGGTATAAAAGAAAAAGATTTATTAATGATACCTAATAGGGTTGCAATAGCTCTACAAGATGAGGGTTGGTATATCAGATCAGAAATTATTTGGCATAAACCAAACCCAATGCCTGAGAGTGTTAGAGATAGACCTACTTCATGCCATGAAAAAATTTGGTTAATAACAAAATCTAAAAAATATTATTATGATTCAGATGCAATAAGAGAACCATTGGCAGCAAGTTCTTTAAATAGATTAAATCAAGATATTAAAAATCAAAAAGGTAGCACTAGAGGAAAT